TAGATTAAGCCTTGAACTGAGTGACAGAAGCCAGCACTGTGTAGGTGGCACTTCCGGTCTTTACCAAAAGATAGCGGTAACTGTCGATGCCGCTTGCGTTACCCGCTGTAGGCGCACCACCCAGCCAGCGTGTAGTCACGCCAGAGGTTGTACCGTCCACTTGCACTGCGCTGTTGTAGTAGGCAGTCGAGCCTTGAGTGACCAAGAAAGCCACAGTGACCGACTGACCTGTGGACAGTGCAGTGTTTAGCGATGTGCCGCTTGAAGCCCTGAAGTTCACCGTCCAGTTGGCTGATGCGTTGGAGGTGTAGAACAGCACCGACTGTGTGGTAATGTCATAGTTGATCGTACCTGTGGCTGCTGTGGCTGAGACAGTGGCAACTTCAGCGGCATCGTTGAGCACCATAGCCAAGGCACTAGAAGTACCACTGAAGGTCTTAGTGCCTGTAATGGTCTGAGCAGTGTTAATACTGACCACATCTGTCAGTGTATTGCTACCAAAGGCGATAGTCTTGTTGGTCAGAGTCTCAGTGCCTGCTAAAGTAGCAAAGCTGCCTGCAGTCAGAGTAGCCTGTGTCCAAGCTGAACCATTCCACACCCACAGATTACTGCTGGTAGAGTTCCAATACAGAGCGCCTGTAAGCAGTGCATTACCATCGTTATCGACAGTAGGAGCAGAAGCTTTAGGGCCTAAGTAACGATCATCAAAGCTATCAAAGCTAGCAGCAGCACTAGAAGCACTAGCAGCAGCGTTAGTAGCACTTGTAGAGGCAGCACTCGCTGAGTTCGCTGCATTGGTAGCCGAAGTAGCAGCAGCAGATGCAGAAGCAGCAGCAGAAGTAGCAGAGCCTAAGATACCATCGACATACAGCTTAGTAGTAGCATCAGCATTATCGGTAGGAGTACCTAATCCTGTAATCTTATTACTACCCATTGCGATAGCACCAGACATAGTGCCACCTGCCAAGTTAAGCTTTAAGGCATCTGCTGTATCGACATAAGTTTTAGTTGTAGCGTCAGTGCCTGCTGTAGGTGTACCAAGACCTGTGATCTTGTTATTACCCATAGCCAAAGCACCAGTCATGCTGTCACCAGCTTTAGATACTTTGGTGGCAATAGAGGCTGTCAGTGTTGCTGCTAAGTTAGCATCATCATTCAGAGCATCAGCAATCTCACCCAAAGTGTCCAGAGTAGATGGAGCAGTGCCAACTAAGTTGCTGATAGCTGTATCGACATAGCCTTTGTTAGCTGCATCGCTAGAGGCACTAGGAGTAGCCAAACCAGTGATAGTACCAGCAGAGCCTGAGTTCATGTCCAACGTACCGTTAATGGTTACGTTGTTGAACGAAGAGGAACCGCTAGTGGCTGTTACGTTACCTGTCAAGTTACCTGTGACGTTGCCCGTAACGTTACCTGTCACGTTGCCAGTTACGTTACCTGTCACAGCACCTGTCAGAGGGCCAGAGAAGCCTGTAGTAGCGGTAACAACTGTACCTGTAACGGTATTAGCTGTGGTAGCACCGATAGGTGTATTGTTAATCGTACCACCTGTCTGAGCAACACCTGCGACTGTACCGCCAGTAACGGCTACAGCATTAGCTTCTTGATTACCCAATGAACCTACAACCTTGACAACAGTAGCACTATTGTCCTTGGTGTATAACTTCTTATCTGTGACGTTGACAGCCAACTCACCTTTAACTAAGTCACCAGCTAAAGGTACAGCGGAGGCTGTGCTACTATTCTTTGTAATGATTGTTGCGGACATTTAAGCTCCAGAGCGAGAGTTGTACCATTGTTGTAAAGGTGTTACCACATCACGAGGTGTCTGAGGTAAGTAGGAGTTGTAATACTGCTGCAACTGCTGATAATAGTCAGGAGTGTATTCAGGCATACCTTGAGTAGGTGTTTGCATAGGAGCATTAGAACCTCCTGTAGCTGCCCTAACAGCACCAGTTGTGCCTGCTAATGTTACACCTGCTTTGACTAAGTTAGAAATCTGACCGGGAGTTAAACCAACGCCAGCAGCAGCAGTGCCAGCGGTAGTCATATTAGTGCCTGTAGTTGTGCTTGTACTCGGAGGTACTGTGCCTGTAGTACCACTAAATAAACCGTTGTTTACGCCAGTATCTACATTAGCTAAAGTATCACCAATACCTGCACCGACATTCTCATTAAGCCAGTTAGACAAGTTAAAGCCAGTATTTGTACCTAATTGACTGATAACATCACCGCCAATAATTGTACCGTTTTGAGTGACAATACCGCTAGGAGTAACATAAGCAATCCCTGATCCTAAGCCCATGTCTGCTAGAATCGAAGGATTGACACCACCAAAAGTACTTAAGGCTTCAGCTAATGTTGTTGAAGGAACTCCTGCAAGAATCTGCAATCCTTGTGCGCCACCCATTGAAGCAAGGTTAGCTGCTCCAGTAGAAGTCAATCCCTGACCACCACCCATATAACCTAAGTTAGGAGTACCGTTAGCTAGAGAATAGATAGAATCTTTAGGGGCTGCATTAGCACCTTGGAAGTAACCACCAGCACCACCTAACAAAGCACCTTGCAGGACGTTACCGCCTGTCAAAGCAGCAGCACCACCGCCTGCAATAGCACCACCGATAGCACCTTGAGTAGCAGCAGCTAAGCCGGGAGCGACTGTAGCGCCAATCAAAGGAGCACCAACAGCAGTTAAAGCGAATGCAGCAGCAGGCTTGAGGGTCTCTTCACGGAACTTCATCCAGCTACTTTGACGATCACTGGTGAAAGGAATTACTGTACCATCAGCAGCAAAGACTAAGTTATAGTCAATGTCTAAACCACGCTGACCTCGACCTAAGAGTTCTGGTCGTGGGAGAGGCTGTCCTGTAGCTTTGTTAATAGTTACTTGCTGAGGAGGCCCTTCCATTGAAGGGTCTTCGATAGTCACTTGACCTAACTGACTTAACGAACTAATACCATTCTCAGCTAAACGTAAAGCAAAGTCAGCAGCGGCTGCTTGAGTAGAGGCTGTATTACCTTTAGCCCAGAACTGGGACGAGCCTTTGTTCTGTTGGTCTATAATCTCACCGAACAAGCGTGCAGTGTTACTAGCCAGTGTAGGGTCTTGAGTTGCAAGACGTTGAACCTGCTCACCTAAGTCACCACCTGTCTTCAGAGCCTTAACATAGTCGTTGTAGTTCCAAGTGTTAGCGGTAGACGAAGCAGCAGCAGAAGGAGCAACAGGTAATGCATTACTAGTAACCGCAGCTACACGAGCAGCTACTTGACTCTCAGGGATTCCTGTAACAGCAGCCATTTGAGCAGGTGTTACATTGAATTGAGCCATTGTTTGAGCGATCTGAGCATCACTTAAACCGGGATTAGCCGCTAAGTAAGAAGCTACTTGTTCGTTAGTTACAGCCATTTTAGTTTAACCTTTGTTACGATGTAATTCAAACGTATTAATTACACTTATTGTTGATCCTGATTCAGCCTGTACCCGAACTTGATCACCTTCTTCTAACACAATATAAGAACCATCAAACTTAATAAATTGAGTGTGGCCTAATACATAATTATCTAATACAAAATGCTCAGTGTTAGTACTGGCATCATACCAGACAATATCTACAAACTTATTGTTGCCGGAGTGGTTTACAGCGTAAGCAAGGCTCCACATAGCATAGTAGCCCACAGGAACCGTGTAAACTGTAGTCTTAGTCGCTGTGGTTAGTGTCGTTCCTACCGATACTGGTCTCATCTTGTTTTACCTTCTTAGTAGTAGTTTTAACAGGAGTCTCTTCAAGAACTTCGGTATACTCGGGATGTTTCCGCATAGTCTGAATGTCATGTTCCAAGGGAAACTCGAACACATTACCTGAATGATTGCACTTAAATTTAGCCATATATTACCTTTCTTATATACTTTACTAGAGAAACATAAAAGCATATGAAAAAGGCTCCCCACCTTTTAAGCGGGGAACCGATTTATTGCTTACAATGTACGCTTACGCAGGCACTGTCAGAGCAACAGCAGCGTTGTCACGCAGTTCACCAACGCCGAACAGAACGTCAGCAGTGAACAGGTTAGCCAACCACTCTTGCTTGTACTGAGTCTGAGTACGAACACCCATTTGCTCAACCAGAACACCGTAGTCCTTGTGAGCCAACAAGCACACGCGAGTAGCGGTAGTACCAGAAGTTGTATCAGCGTTGCTGGTCACGAAGACGGGGATACCGTACACGTTACCAATTTCACCGTTACGGATGGTGTTAGAAGCACCAGTCTCGCCCACGAAGGCTTGCTCAGTAAAACGAGCGATACCCATCAAGGTGTTGCGAGTAGAAGGAGGAACCAACAAGAAGCGACCGTCCATAGGAACGTCAGCATCGTCCAAACGCTGAATGGCGCGGCGGATAGCAGCATCAGTCAGAGCACCGGAACCAGTGTTAGCACCAGCGTTGTAAGCAGTAGTACCGTCAGCACCGGAGAAAGCACCAGCGTAAGCAGCGTTAGCGGCGTTACCACCGTTAACACCACGACCCAAGCGGATGATGCTGGTGTCAACTTGCAAGCCGAGAGCGTAACCAGCGTCATCAGTGTAGAACTGACGCAGCGAGGTCAATGCTTGGGCTTCCACGATGTCTTCGATCAGACGCGAGTATTCCCAGTGCTGGTTGATGTTGATGACGCGCTCACCTTCAGTGGCGGCAATCAGGTTAACTTGAGTAGATGCAGCCTTAGCAGAAGCAGAACCACGGGTAGGTGCAGGAATGTGAACGGTGTCACCTTTCTTGCCCTTGAAGCTCATCTTCTTGATCAGGTTTGCAGCGACCAAGCTTTTCTTGTAAGCAGCTACGATTTCGTCAGACCAGACTTCTGGAATAAACGTTGCTGCGGTTGTTACGGTTACGTTATCTGTACCTAAAGGCATTTTAAATTCTCCTAAGAATTAATTAATTTGAAAGTTTGTTTAATTATTTGACACGACCCTCCGAGTATGCTGCCATGATTTCAGGTTGCATGGCTTCATAACGGTTTGGATCAGTCATTCGTAGCCGGATAAGGTCGGCACGGCGATATACTTTCTTCGAAGATTCACCAGTTCCACCCACGTCAACAGCGGCTGCTTTCAGGTTCTGCTTACG